ATGCAATCTCGCCATTACTGCTTTACTCTCAACAACCCAAAAGAACTCATCGATTTCACTACTATACCACACGTCAGATATGCAATTTACCAAGAGGAAATTGGAGAATCTGGAAACTACCACTTCCAGGGATATATCGAGTTCGACAGACCTACAAGACTCGGATTCCTGCAGCGACACCTCAATGGAGGACACTTCGAGCTCAGACGTGGATCTCGCGACGAAGCACGAGAATACTGTAGAAAGCTTGATAGTCGTATTGGGGAAGTCTTCGAATATGGAGATTGGGATCAAGGAGGACAAGGCGTCCGTACTGACTTCAACGCACTCCACGAACTCGTTCGACAAGGCACCCCCACTAGCGAAATCATGGATCAAATGCCTAGCATGTTCTATCGATATCACTCAGGTATTGGAAAAGCACAACTTCTCTGTGTACAAGATCGGGACTGGCCTACAAAAATCATTGTACTATATGGCGCTTCGGGAACTGGAAAATCAAGATGGGCTCATGATTACTGTCACCCCTCTCATCAGTACTGGGTCTCCAACACGAAGTGGTTCGATGGATACGAGTTTCAACCCGTTGTGGTCCTCGACGACTTCCGAGGATGGCTCCCTCTGCATCAACTCCTTCGATTATGCGACCGCTATCCCTATACTGTCGAATGGAAAGGAGGATCACGTAAGTTCACTGCACATGTTATCATCATCACCTCTACAAGACGACCAGACGAATGGTACAACTGGGAAGAACTCCACGAAGATCCCGCACAGCTCTTTCGGAGGATAGATGAGTTCTTGGGAAGAACTCCACGAAGATCCCGCACAGCTCTTTCGGAGGATAGATGAGTTCTATCACTTTCCATATCTAGGTGAGATGGTTCAAAGAGAACCAGCAGGTTTCTGTTATGAAAGGGCACATCCCGTAATTTAAATAAAGCTTCGCGCACATTTATAAGCATCTACAAACTGTTTCGCGACGAGCGAAGCGAGGAGCACTACACTAAATTTCATTCACTTTTTAATCAAATATGCGTAGAAAATTCAGGAGATTTCGAAGAAAATTCAAGAAGTTTTCAAGGAGATTCAAGCGACATTTCGGCGGAAAACGAAGGAAAACTACACGACAAGTACAATTCAAATTCAAAGTACAAACAGTACCATATCTCAACGGCTCTATAGCACCTTCGTCATCGATTAATTGGAACAATACGTCAAATACAGCAAGTCATTATACATTCGCGTTTACATTAGGAGATATACCACATTATTCCGATCTGTCAAGTGTCTTTGACGCAGCCAAATTAGCTGCTGTCAAACTTAAATTTGTCCCAAGATATACGATGGGACAGTTACCAACCTCAGCAAGTACAACATACGCAAATACGTCAACACCATGCGTTGTAGTTAAAGATTATGACGATGCAAATCCACTTACAAGTTATGCAAATGCGTTACTATATCAAAATGCAAGAGTAGTATCTATTCTCAAACCGTTCTCAGTCTATCTCAAACCGAAACTATCAGGAGGAGTTGAAAATACAAGTCTAGTAATCGTAGCTCAATCACAAGCAAGACCATGGTTAGATTCAGGAGCTACTGCAGTACCATACTATGGAGTTAAATTAGAAGTACCAGGGATTAATACAACACAAATGTTAGGACAAGCTATATGGGATATTTATGGAACATATTATGTAAAATTGAAACAAATTAGATTACTTTAATAAACATCGGTTTTTCGCTGGTTGGACGGGGGCGCTATGCCCCCGTCCTAGAAAAACAAAAAATACATATACTTTAATGACTACATTAACAACGTTCACGGGATCGTGAGGGATTATTATATTTAAGAGTCTCTCTATACGGCCGCTGCGGCGGCCGTATCTCCCTATACGTAACTAGTAACAGTCACAAGCCGCAAATTATCGGCAATTCCTTGAAAAGAATTTAAAACCACAATAATATTTTAATAAAATGAATACATAACTAGAAGTTGCGGTACACAGTATTACCCGCAACTTCGTACCGCTATTATGATTAAAATTTCTT